AAAGATCACTAAACTTCTTGCGGAGTTTTCCTACAAACTTAGTGAACTTGAGTTCGTCTCTAGTAATCTCAGAGGTACGTCCGATATTAAAAGAGGTGGTTGAATCAAGTCTTCCCGCAGGAACATTTAACGCTTTGTAAAGTTTTGTTTGGAAATATTGCACATCTGTAAGCTCTCCAAGGTTCTGACCTCCTGGGAGAGTTGTGATCTCTGTACCGCGACCACCTTCACGTCTAGGAAGCCAGAAATCTTCCAGCATAGACATGTACTTACGATCGTCACGGATCTCCCCAGTATTAGCATCGTAAACTAACTTGTTACGATAACGACCCATGACCTCTCTGAGGTATTGTTCCGCTTTTACTTTTGGGAGATTGCCAACGTCAATGTAGAAAATCCTACGCTCTGGTGCGCGGGAGATTCTATAGATGACCAAACTATCCTCAATCATTCGTAACTGATTGAGAACTTTAATTGCCTTATGTAAATACGAAAGAACAATGTTTCTGTTGGTATCCATGATACCAGAAGTCACATATGTAATCGCATCTTTCGCAATTTTGATACCGCTGTTTGCGGAAGTATTGTTCAGACCCTTTGGATTGTAGATGAAATACTCTTCGGATTTACCGAAGTCATACTTCATAAACTCATCTGCAGTTTTAGGTTTGTTGATCTGCCTTACTTTTTTGATCTTGTTTGGATCAATGTAGCGCAATTCAAGAATTCCTTTTGCAGGATCGTTCAGATCAATAACTTTATGGTAATATAAACGTCCATCGATGTACCAACGACGGAACATTTCATGAGATTTTGAATCGAATCCAAAAAGATTCTTGACATAATCAAACTCCTGTCGAATCATACTTTTGACGGAATCTGAAACGTCCAGATTGTCTAAGTTGATTTGAACAGGAGTGTCGTTTTGGTCGGCTACAATTGCCTCATGGACAATATCTTCGATAGCAGAATCCACCTCTGGGTGCATTGCCATCTCACGATACTTCTTCACCATGTCATATTCGGTTTTGAAGTTACCGTCTAGATCAACGTATTGACCGTAGTAACCACCCGCAATAAAACTAGTTGCACCATCCTCGTTAGAAGGAGCAACAGGAGAAGGTGCTAAACTCTTCTCCTGCCCTTTCTTCTTAAACGAGAAACCGAATAACTCTGCCATGATTTAATTAGTTGTTTCCCGACCTACTATTTAGCGTATCACTTGGAGGTTGATTTTGTACTGACCGCATCGCTGGTGTGGTACTGGTATGCAAACTCAACATCAAATTCCTCAAAGGAATCATTGTTGTCATATGCAACCGAGATCTGACCAACGCTTACTGGCCAAGCAGAAGCGAGAGTATAGGTCTGGATGGTTTGCAGATCATCTCCGCCATTGAACTTGTGAAGTTGTTCAATAACAACGTCTTGGAAGTATGCACCACCAAGATCAGCAACACTGGAAGTGTTTTGATCAACAGCGTTTACCAGTTCGATCCACTTCTCGTATGCTCCGCGCAACTTAAATGCATCATCAACATAGAAAGTTGCAGTCCAGGTTTCATAAGTTCTGTCGCCAGGAACTTTGATAACACGACCACGGAAGGGAAGTTCAACTGTACCTACGTTGGTTGCTGGAAGAGAGGTTGACTTACAGAAAATTGCAACGTCATCCTTTTCAACTGAACCAACTCCAGCTGGGAAGTTATGTTTAACTTGGAACTGATTAGGGCGGACACCCGCCTTAATCTTTTTCTGGAATTCTAAAAGTCCGATTGCCATTTGTTAGGGTCTCCTTTAATTATCTACGGGGGATTACTTCTTCAAAGCTAACGCCTGTGCGTGTAGCAACGAAGGTCAGTGTGATGAAGTTAATCGAACGTGCTGGTTTCAGATAGATCTCAGCAACAAATTCATTAGCATCAACTACCGCTGGGGTGTTGTTGCTGTCGTCACAAACAACTAAGAAGTCAGTCAAACCTCTTCCTGCTTGAATTTCTCTGAGGAATGGTTCAACAACATTCAAGAAGTTTGCTCTTGTGAATTCATCGTTAACTTCAAAAAGGACTCCCTTCGCAGCGTTACCGATCGTCTTCTCTGCAACCAGGAAGAGACGGCGAACATTGATGCGATCAAATGCGGATGGTGAAGCGAGAGCTGTTTTATCACCAAAGAGGACAATGCCTTGACCAGGCAGAGAAGTGATAGGATTAATCCTTCTCTGATAGAGGGTGTCTCTTTGGGTCTTGGTTGGCGAATAAGCAAGCTTAATCGCTCCCTTGATTGCGCCACGGTTCAAACCTGCAGGAGAGAACCATGGGGTTCCATTTGCAGTAACAGCAGCACAAAGACCTGCAGTGTCAGGGTTGCAGGGAACATAACGATACTTGTCGTTAAAACGATCATAGATGTACTTGTATCCAGAATCAAAGACTCCATAAGAAGTGCTTTGTAAACCAGTGAAGAACGCTGTGATGTTAGTTGTTTGAGTTACGGCAGAGGAAACTCCAACTACATTAGCGCGGTGAGGTGAAATAAATGCAACACAATCTTTTCTAGCAGATGCAATCGAAAGAAGTTTTGCTGCCTTAGAAACGGACTCGGTTTGAGTTCCGCCACCTGGACCACAAATCAGATAGTCAAGCTGAATAGTATCTGGATCAGAGAACTCTTCGTATGCTGTCAGAATATCTGCAGCACTAACAGTTGCGTCAACACCAGAAGAGAGTGTGTAACTTCTGTCTCCAATGAGATCAAATGCAGTGGTGGAGTCTCCACCAAAGTTACTGGTTGATGCGCTTCCAGATGCACTTACGTCATAAACCGCATTTGTTTCGTGACTACCCCAGTAAATAAATGTAGCGCCGTTTTTAACGATTTCTGGATAGTATGCAATAGCACCTTCAGCAGTTTTTCCATCTACCGCTTTGCTCAAATAGAGGTGCTTTTCAAGAACGGTGTTTGGTGTTCCAGTGATAGCACCTGTGCCATCCCAAACTACTACGTGAATTTCGTCGTTAGATCCACCACGAGTCGCGACGTAAGTAGATGTTTGTGGACGTGGTGCAATGTTATTCCACTTAAGACCACTATAGATAATTTGCTCATCATACCATTCTGCAACTGCGCTAATAGTACGATCTACAGTGTCATCAACAACATCACTAGTAGTCCATTCGCCACCAGTCTTATTGATTACGGATACTTTACTGGTTGCAGGATCCCACTCATAAATCTCACAAGTCTTATCACCAGCAACGTTGGTGAGGACTGTACCTACAGCTACGCTGGAAGGAGCACCATCGAGGGTGAGGATTTGATCGGCACCAGCATCAATTACAGAAACTCTAAGTGCATTACCTTGAACACCTGGAGTTCTTGCTGCCCAGTTCCAAGGAGCAGAGGTTCCATAAACGTTTGATTCGTAATCTTCCGAGTTACTAATCTTTAAAGTATATGGGGTGGTGGTTGAGTCGTTAGAAGCAGTTCTGTATGCAGCTGAATCAGTTCTAACTACATCAAGAACACCTCCATAGGAAAGGAATGATGCGGCGGAGAACCAATATTCGTAGTTATAGTCAGATGGTTTTCCGAAAATTTCCAGGAGTTCTGCCTCATTGGCAACTCTGGTTGGGGTGAGAATGGGTCCTCTGCTAAAAGGACCAGCAATCGCACCGACATTAGTTTCTACAGTTTCAATCGATCCTAGAGTAAGGTCTCTCTCTTGGATCGCTACTCCTGGCGAGAGAAGCGTGCTAGCCATGCGTGTACTCCTGAAATAAAAGATTTCATTTTTGTCTAAAATTATTTATTAAAATCTTTATTTCAGCGGTACTCCCACATAAAGGAACGGTCACCATACTCATCAAAGTGACCTCCACCATCCATTTCGGTTTTCCAGATAGTCCCTTGTTCATCGACGATGGTCTCATCATCTAATCCATCAACAATGAAACCGAACGGTGCCATGTCTTGTTCAATTTGATTTTTCTGCTCTTCATAGATGCGACGGCGAATATCTTGATCCGTCATTTCTTTGAAGTATTCTTGCTGCACTAACCATGCAAAAATAACCAAACACATAACAAGGTCATCGTTGTAGCCTTCATCTGCTTCAAATGACTGCTTGTGTTGGATAAATGTGGTCAGTTCTGCTACAATATTATAGTCTCTCACTACTAACTTATCGTCTTCAATCAAAGTCTTGAGGTTAGAACATCCTTGTGCCTTGACAGTTTTAGACATCTTGACGCCCATCTGAGTTTTACCTCCAGAGAATCCGTGTCCTACAATTTGACCAGCGCGACCACGCATAGCACACATGAGAACATTTTCATATTCCAAATCATAGAACAACATGGAAGACACTGCCTCTCCGATGTCATTAACTTCTGTTAATACCCATGCTTTATTGTAGTTCTCTGCAGTAGTCTTAATAATATTGGGGAACAGCATCGGTCGAATATCATGATCCCTATACTTTGCTACCAGTCTCCAAGGGGCGTGAGTAATATCAATAACCACGAAAGCAGAATAGTCCTGAGAGAGACCTCTACTAACGTCCACACATATAATATAATCATGACCACTGATGGCAGTCTCATATACATCGAGTCCTGCATTACTAGTAATAGGGTCATCGTAGGTTAGAGTGCGAAGTTTAGATGCAGCAATCAGAGTATCAACAGATCCTAAGAACTCACAATCAAATTCTTGAGTAAACTGACGTTCAGATGTGTTTGCAATAGTTTGTCTTTTCCACTCTTCATCTCTTCCTGGTACAAGTGACCAGTGAACCTCTGTCCATGCATATCCATTTCTACCTTTCTGAGCATCAACCCAGAGTTTGT